TACAACAATATTGTCGTTACACGTTAACAAAAACTCTACTTTTGTTGCTTCTTGTTCTTTCATTTTTACTTTTTTGTTCTGTTTCTAAAATTTGTTTTTTCTTTTCTTGATAACTTTAAAAATGGTTTTAAAAACCCAACCCAAGCGTCATCACCTTTGGGTAAATACTTGAAGAACCCGTCTTCCATCATCATCTTGATTAGATTTCTATAACCCCTACCCTCTGGATCCAATGTCTCGGAGTAATATTCTCTAACCAATTCCTTCCCCTCTTCAGATATTAATGGATCGGCCAAATCCACAATCTTCTCATTCACAATAAAAAACTCATCACCAAAAATACCTTCCTTTGTTCTACCAGTTAAGAGATTTTTTAGTACATTATTGTTTTTATCTTCTTTCAATAACGTTTCGGCTTTTGTTAAAATATCGGTATATTTTACTTCTCTGTCAAGTACTTCAGGAAATAATTTAAGAAATGTTTTTTCACCCAAATAATATATACCATCAATATTATCCGAATTGTCACCAGTTAAGATTTTATATGTCTTAACATTATAATGTGGTATTTCGGACTCATAAAACTTAATGGTATCACCGTTTTTATAATATTTTTTGTGTTGCGGTGAATATATTGATACCTTATCCGAAATAAGTTGTGTTAAATCCCTATCTGAAGAAAAAATAGTTTTCTCTTCATCCTGGGATATCTGACAATAATATGCTATCAAATCATCCGCTTCCGAATGTTCAATTTCCAATTGTCTTACAAACATTTCTTCAAGGTATTCTTTTACCCTTTCTTTTTGTTTTGTAAATGATTGGTCCTTAGAGTCTTGATCATCTTTTTGTTTACGATTCAACTTGTATTTTGGATATAAAAGTCTTCTTTGTGATGAACCAGTTTCACTATCCCAGAATACAATAACTTTATTGTAATTGGTTTCTTCTAAAAACTTTCTTAATGTGTTTAAGAAATGCCAAGTACCACCAACGTGTTCACCTTTGTTAAAAAAATCTTTAACGCCATTTATACCGATTTTTAGAAGGTTGTTCGCGTCAATAACTAATGTTTTAGTCATTTACCTCTTCGTTTGATTGGTTTGATAAAACTGGTTCTTTTTCTACAATATAATCAACAAAAAACTCACTAAATATTGCTTCCATTACTGGAACACATATTGAATTACCCGCTAACGCAATATGTGCTCTAGTTGATAGTGATGTTGTTAACATAACGTCAATATCAGAATCTTTAACACCCATAAACCTATAACCCTCTCTAGCGGTAAGTGTTCGTACCCTACCATCTGGTGTCATAACCTGGGGGGATCCACTTGTCGTTAAACAAGGTGAACAAGCCTCTAACGAGTAAATACGTCTCATTTGATCATAATTGATATCGTCACGTCTTGCTACTAATTTACAAGTGGTGCTTTGTTTCGCTTCGTGTAATGTAAATGGACAATCAACAAACAAAGACTCATCAATGTTACTATCAACAAATGACATCATTGGTACTTTAGGTTTTTTATATCTGTCAACATTCATCATTTTCTGTTTAACATCATCTGGATTACCGTGTAATACCGAAATCATAAAAACCCTCTCTCTATTCTGGGGGCAGCCGAAATCAGCACCATTTAATAATCTCCAGTAAGATGAATACCCAAGTCCTCGTAAGAAATAAATGTGTTTTTTAAACGCTTCGTAGTGGTTCTTTGAAACCAGGTTCTTAACGTTTTCCATTAATAAAACCTTTGGTCTATTAACAGACAAAAGTCTTTCAACCTCATACAATAACCCACTTCTTGTACCTTCTTTAATTCCATTTTGAATACCCGAAATTGAGATATCTTGACAATTGTGTGCAATACACCCGTTTGCGGTAAATGAATGGTCTTCATCAACTTCAATATCATAGACAAAATCGTTTTTTGTTGTATTCTCAATCTCAATAACTTTAGACCAAACATATCCGTTTTCGTAAAAAATTTTATAACGTTCAATATCTTCGTTTTTGAACGTTACTTGGTATGTGTCTTTTTGATTTACAACTCTATTTTCAATAATACACGTTGGGGGTCTTTCAGTTCTATAAATAGAATATGGTACTTTATAAACCTTACTAACACACTGTGCAATACCATATATTAACTCCCTACTAACACTCGTAATTCGTTTTAATCCTGTTTTTGCAGTATAACCATCCGCCGAAAAATAACCATCAATAAACGATTCCAATAAGTTGGTGGGTAAGTCCAAAATTGTATTGTTTAAGTACTTGCCGTGTGCATATTTACCAAACTGTGAAACAAATAACCCAATTTCTTTTTTTGGTAAATGTATTTTATATGTTGATCCATCTCTAACAACAGAAGCATTAAATTCTAATCGTTCTAACCTTTCTGTTATTTCGTTAAGTTCATCCTCATTTCTATTCGTACAACAAATTATAATACCACCTTGGTGTCTCATCCAACCATCACCAATATAACGACCAATTAACCACCAAAAGTCATTATTATCCATATACTTTGATAATTCATTTTTGTTCCAATTTTTCCTATCGTCACTAAACCCAAAATCAATTCCGTCCCATTTTGGTATAATACTATTTTGATTTATTGCAACACCAAGATAGTCGTTACTTGTTAAGTCTTTACATTCTTTCCAGTAAGGTTCTGTTAAATTATTTTTATCACCATCAATCTTTGTTACAACATAAAACCTATGGTTTTCAGTGGTTTCCAAATTATCAAAAATTGGCGATTTGATTTTCCAGATTTCTTTTTCACCCTGATCAAACTTATTTGTAACCCTTTTATATGTGTTAGTGTGTGTTAATACCAAATCATTAATTTCAATATCAATGATTTTTTTATAACCAACACTCGTTAATACCAATGTGTCTTTGGTAAAACAAGGAAAAGAGTATGTTAATAGATCAGAATTGGGAAAAGTGTTCTCATTTACTTGTTTAATGTCACCCAAATTACCATTTTGTGTTGTGTGTAGTGCGTCATAACATTCGTTGGCCGCCTTAAAGTTATCACAGTTCGCAATAACCTCATAATCCACACCAATATACTTTAATGCCAATTCTTGTGTTCCGTATCCGGAAAATAGTGAAATTACTTTTAATTTATCGTTCATTTGTTTTTTTATAAAATAATAACAATTTTTTTTGTGTGTGTCAATTTTTGTTTCCATTTTTAATATAATCTTTCAATAGTTTATTAACTAGGGAAGAAAGATTAATAGATTTATCCTTAAAATATTGCGGTAAATCGGGGTCAATAGAAACCCCAATCTTCACTTTTTTATCCTCATCATTAACTTTTTTTCTTCCCATATATCAATAAATATCTATAACTTTTAAAAAAGTATAATTATTATAATTTTTTTTACCCTTCAATAAAATCCACACCCAATTCTGTACTTTCAGTTTCAGTTAATTCAAAATTACTACTACCTAATTTTTGTGACCAATAATCTGAAAATTCTTTCTTATATTTATCTAACGCTTCTTTAGTGTCTGCAATATACCCATTATGTACCGCAATTATTTTAGAGTCTTTGTAACCCAAACCGTTTACGTGATTTTTTAATATTGAGATTTTAGTTCTAACCGCAAATGATACTTTTCTACCGTTTTTTGTTGCTTCAATATGATTAATACCAGAACTTTTTTGGTTACCAAATAAAAATACCAATGAGGCTGACAAATAAAGTGCTTGTCCTCCTTTTGGCATTACTGACGCTTGCCCGAATGGATTGTCCGGGAGCTGAACCCAGACTTGGTTTACCACCACCATTGTGTTGTAGTAAGGATAACTCTCCTTTTTTGAACTTGTTATTCTTGAGTGTAATCCTCTACCAATCTTATCAGCAAGAACTCTAGAATCGTGCATTGTACCTCCGGCTCCGTCGTAAGTTTGTTTACACGGTATTGATCCGATTGAATCAATACAAAATAATAAACTAAACGGTATTTCACCTTTTTCTTGGGCGTCCAGTATTTCATTCATAAAATCAGTGATTTGTTCAATATATTCAAACGAATCATTAAAGATAAACTGACCCTCCCATTCACCATCTTCATTTTTTTCGGCCTGTAATCCCAATTCAACGGCATGCTCCCACGACCACTTGCGTTCCGTAATAATAAACACTGGTAAATGACCTTTTTTTTGTGCGTCAGCCGCGGCCAAAATCATCGCAGTGGATTTTGACGAATTTGAATGCCCAATGTTGAGGTTGATCCCCCCCATTACAGGACCTGGTAATCCGCACGCTTCCATAAATGCTTCACCGCAATTATAAAACGCCTCTGGTTTATATTTTGTTTTACTTGAGAACTTTGACTTAATATCCTCAAATTTAAATTCTTTTTTCTTAATTGCCATAATGTTATTTTTTTATTAGAAAATCTGATGTTGATGTGTTTTTTCCGTGAATATACCAGATAATATTTTCAGTATTATCGACCTCGGCAATTTTACAGTTGTTACACCAAGCGTCTCTCCACATATTATCTTCAAAGCCATACACGTTTTGTATGTCTTTTATTAAGTTTAGTGCTTTTAAATTAAATGCAAATGTTGATGGTATTTTAAAATCACAATCTTTTGGGTTGGCGCCTAGATTATTATAATCACCAACCCTAATTAAATTACCATTAAGTTGGTATTTCATTTTTGATGATACAACATCAACATCATTATTGTTAAAAAACTCAACAATTGTACTTACATAATCCTTTTTGTAAATGTCGTCGTCGTCAATTTTAATAAAAAGATCATATTCCTCATAACCATCAATAGACAATATTGTATTAATATGGTTAATGTGTTGGTGTTGGTTTTTTGTGAAAATAAATGAATTTTTATCTGTTTTCACGTCTTCCAATATTTTTAAAATATTTATTTCTTTGTTATCTGATTGTTCAAGTGTAATATTTACCGAATGAAATATGTTTTGATAACTTTGGTTTGTGATATCAAGAATACAACTTCTTGTCATTTTTAACCTACTAAAACTTGGTGTAAAACACAAAACTTTTTTTTCCATTTTATTTGTTTTATTTAAATATAATAAAATATGGGTACATTGTCAAGCAATATACCCATATGATTTTTTAAAAATTTAATTAGAATGGTAACTCTTCATCAACTTCTTCGTTGACTTGTGGGTCAACATATGTTGGTTCTGTTGTTGCTTTAGAACCACCCATTGTGATTTCACCTTCTGAAGTATCTGAATATACATATTTACCAGCGTCTGAATCCCATCTTGGTGTTTCACCTCTGGCGATTGATTCCAAATATTCTGTTGGTTTTTTAGAATATACATCTTCCCAAGTTAATTCATCATTAACCCACTCGGACATTGTATCAGCGTCATCGTGTACTGGTGATGGGTCGTCATACATTACCGTTTGTATTACAGTATAAAAAGCCCCTTTTGGTGTTTTTGCTTTTGTTAATTCAAGGATAAGATCTCTACCTTTTTCTGCGTCAGCAACATCACCTTTAGCCTTATAGATTGGAATAATTTTATCAAAAATTCCTTCTTGTTTGTAATTGTGTTTAAATCTCCAGAATTTAACACCGTCTTGCTCGTTGTCGCGGTCAATAACTTTAACAATATAAAACTTACGAGGTTTGTATTGTTTTGCTAATTCTTTATCGGCTTCTTTACCAGTTGACATTAACTCTTCGTAAACCTCACTTAATGGAGATCTCTCGTTGTCGTTTTTTGCTGGGTCGTAAAATTTTTGCCATTTACCATCAACTTGGATTTCGTGAAACCACACTTCTTTAAATGGTGAGGATCCGTCAGGTGTTGGTAGGATACGGATTCTTTTTTGTGCTTGCTTTTCGTTATCTTTAAGTATTGCAGCAAAATACTTTTTCATTCTGTCTTCTTGTGAGATTTTTGAGGTAGAAGAAGAACCACCTTGTTTTGCGTTTTCGTACTGTGCCAAAACCGCATCTAAAACATTGTTTGTCGCCATATGTGTATATAATTTAAAAGTTTACAATAGAAAATATAATATAAATAATTGTTGTAGTCAATATGTTTAAAAAAAAATAAGGTCGTTTTTTTTTCCGACCTTATTTGTTACATCATTTCAGTGTCTTCCTCATTGTCTTCGTAATCGTTGAATGAGTCTTTAATTTGGTTTCCAGAATATTGTTCAACATCATCTGTTGTTAATACATATTCTTTTCCGGTTTTTTCAAAATCTTCCTGTTTGTCTGTGAAAAAATCTGATAATTTTTGGTTAAATGGTCCCGAATCCAAACTTCTTAGTTCAAGTTTTTCTTGTGATGTTTTAGGTCTCATTTTCTCAATGTTTGTTTCTAAGTTATCTATCTTTGAAACTAATTGGTCCATTGCCGATAATTTTTCTTCAAGACCTTTTATTTGTGCAAATAAATTATCAAAATATTCGTCTTGTTTCTCACCAATACTTTTTTGTGAATCAACAAGATCAGTTATTTCTAATTCTTCACTTTCGTCATCACCAATAACTTCAACGTCTTTATCCGCTTCAACATCAATTGGTGTTGGTGGGGCTGGTGCTGCGTTTGGGTCTGCTGGTGGTGCTGCATTCGGATCGGCTGGCGGCATCGCGTTAGGATCTGCCGGTGGCATCATATTCGGGTCAGCGGGCGGCATTGCGTTAGGATCCGCTGGTGGTATCATATTCGGATCTTCTTGTTCTAAAATATAATTATTTATATTATTAAACCTTGCAATTTCTTCTAATATTTTTTTATCAATAGACATATTAATCGTTTAAAAGTTGTTTTATTCCAGTTTTAGTTTCAACCTGGATTTTTTTATTTGTTTTCATTGTGTTGTCAACTCTTTCTATTAACCCATCTTTTTCTTTAACAACATAACATTCACCGTTTGTTAAATCACAAACTTGTTTTGTTCCATTACCAAGATCTTTCTCTGACGTTTTAGCGTTTTTACCTAAAAAATTGTCTAATATTAAATTTGTATTCATAGTCTTTGTTTTTATTATAAATATACCAGTAATCAATAAAATTAATTCTGTGATGTAAAAAGATTATCACCAACAAAAACTCTATCAACCATTTTTTTCTTATTCTCTTCTGTTAATTTATCAAAAAGGCTAGAATCTCTGTTGACCGGCCAAGAGGTGATGTATAATTTAACAATGTTTTCTGGGGTTTTATTAGATGTGTATGCCGATAAAAGATTGTTAGCCCTAGCAACCGCAAACTCCATAAATTTATCCAAACTCGTAAATCTAACCATTGGCGTATTTTTAATATTACCTCTATTAACACAAAAATATTTTTTATCAACGTAATTAACAAATGCTGGACCATAAGTTTCATCTAATGATATTGATGATAAGTTGTTTTCATAACCTTTAAAAGAATCACCACTACCCGAATCTAAATAAATTAAATTAAATAATAATTGTCTAATATCAAAATCACTTTGTGTGTTTGCCGCATATCCAAAAGATCTAACTTTAGTTGTTATTAATTGGTTTAAAACTTGCGCACTTATTGTTTTTAACTCTGGTGTGTCAATCGTTGTGTAATTTTGGTAAATAGGTTTTAAATTATTTCCACAGTCCTGGTTTGTTGTTAAAACATCTTTTTCTAATGCAGTTGAAACAACGTTATTTATTTGTGTTATAACATTTGTTGTTGATTTTCTATCTTCGGCCTCTTTTTTCTGTAGTTGTTCCTTTAATTTACTAATTAAATTTACATTAATCGCTTGAATAAAATTATCCACCTTTGGTAAGTCGTAAAATGGTTGTCTAGTTCCTGTAACACTGGTTTTAAAATCACCCTCACTAATACTATGTGAAATCTTTTGTATCATATATGGACCACTAAACATTGGTACGTTTCTTAGGTTGAAGTACATCATAGGTTGCATTAGTGCATTACCTAACATATCTATCGTACATTCATAACTTCTGTTTTTATAGATATTATATAGTGATGGGTTTTGGACTCCAGTACTTCTATTTCTTGATGTGTTTGCCATTTGATTAATCATTTGTAATGATTCCGCGGTTGGTTTACCAACACTTTGTTGTAAATTAAATTGTGTGAATATTTGTTGGTTTTGATTACTAAAATCAACATTAAACCCACAAACCTTATTTGATTTATCCCAGTCTGTTTTATTTAATTGATTTTCCAACAATGGATTATCACTTGCTCTTCGTAAATCAAAAGCATCATCTCTAAATTTACAATCAACATTATCATTCATCGCTAAATGATTACTAGGTACATTCCTATAATAACACAAATATTTTGGTGATGTGTTTCTATAATCAACATTTAAAAATGTACCCCAAATTGAGTTGGCGAACTCTGTTGATCCCTCTGGACTTGGTGTTGCGTTTTTAACAGCGTCTTGGGCGTTATAAAAATTACTATATGATGGTAATGGAAACATGCTGAAATTACTCTCATTAATAATTGTTTTAATTATATTTTCCATACTACTTTTTGGTTGACCACCTTCAATCATATCTTTAATTTTAAAAATATCAACCAACACTTTTTGACCAACATCTCTACACGCCCTGTCAAACAATAAAACATCCTCAAATAATGTTTTTGTTTTAAAATCACTACCTGAAATCCAAGTGTCGTTTAGTGACTTAAATGAATCCCAAAGTTCATCTCTACCCTGATCACCAGTTAGTGGTGCTTTTGTATTTAATTCTTCTCTGTTTATTGTAACATCTGGTAATCCGTTTCTAATACCAGTCATTAAATCATCAATTACGTTTTTTAAATATAATTCACAATTGTCCAAATATAGATTCATCGCACTATAAAATTTTGATACGTCAATAGTTGGGTCTTGTAGTTTTTGTGTTGCATACAGTTTTATGATTGGCGCAAAGTCTTTTACATTTTTTTGTGTAAACTCAACATTTAAATCAACAAAGAAATCTGTGATATAAGATCCGTTGTCGGTATATTTTAATTGTGGTATTTCAGAAAAACCAACATAATACTCTAAATCCTTCCACGTTTGGGGGTTAATTTGTTTTGATTGTGCTAATGATATTGTTCCGTTTGTTGTTGGTAATACATTACCAATCCCTTGACTGTAACCATTAAATGTTATTGGGTCTTGAATAAATTTAGTTGAGAATGTGTAGAATAACCTTTTATCAAACATTGTTGGGTTACCTAATTTTAGAACACAATCATATGTCATTAATTTATTAAAATATGAACCAAAGGTTGCGTTTTGTTTTGTAATAACCTCATCTATCAAACCTTCAGTTTCAAGTGATGTTGGTTTTTCAA